CGACTAACCCTGAATACACTTTTAATGCCGTAAGAGCTTTAGAAGAAGCTGGTTATGCCTTAGAAGGAGCACCATCAACCAGCAGTATTTCTCATTTTGAAATGAATGCCGAAGGAGGTGGAAGATTTATACCCAAGACTTCTGGTTTAACCGAATCTGAGTCACCCATGTCAACTATGGTTGAGCCAGAAGTCACCCCCATGGATAGCGATATAGACAGAGCTGTTGCTACAGCCGTAGCGTCTGCTATGGCATCTGGTGGAGACACGCTAGTACAAGCTGCTGACGATCCTATAATGACTGCGGTTGAAACAGCCGTGGGCAACGGTCAACCGACCATGGACGATACTATACTTACAGAACAGCCAACAACCACACTTCCTACAGAAACAACCACACTTCCTACAGAAACAACCCAAGTAGCACAACCCGATTTTATGACTCAGCTAAACGAACTTATAGCAAGTATGCAAGCTGAGCAAACAGCAGCAGCCGAACAAGCTGCCGCTGCAGAACAACAGAGACAAGAACAAGTCGCTGCGATGACACAAAATTATATGGTTGGACAACCAGCCGTAGGTTATAACCCGTACGAAAGTGGACAGTATCAAAACAATCCATACGGTCCTGCTGGCGTACCTGCTATGGGCGGAATTACAACTATACCCGTCCCTACAGCGTATAACCCTAACCCTTATCCACTAGGAGGAGCAACATAGATTTACTACAATTCGCGACCGCTGCACTGCGCGCCATAGATGAAAAAGAACAGCAACTTCAACAAATACTCTCAAATGGTGAAACTAAAGATTGGGAGCATTACAAGAATCTGACTGGTCAAATCGAAGCGTTAAATTACGTTCGCGAAGAAATTAGACAACTAATGAAAAACCAGGAGATATACGATGCCTAATCCAAGCACTTTAGCCATGGAAGAAAAATGGAAAAAAGATGCAGAAGAAAAATCTGCTCTAGAAAAAGCCTATCAGTCAGGTAAAAAAGAAAGCGATGCAACCACGCTCGACCCTGACAAACTAGACTCAAAACTACTAGATCAACTGCCATCACCTACAGGGTGGAGGATAATGATATTACCATACAAAGGTCGAGGTAAAACGGACGGAGGTATTGTCCTTACAAGTGAAACTGTTGAGAGACAACAGGTAGGCACACTTCTTGGCTATGTATTAAAAGTCGGACCACAAGCGTACGACGGAGAAAGATTTTCTACTGGCCCTTGGTGTAAACCAGGAGACTGGGTATTGATTGGAAGATACTCAGGATCAAGGATACAAATTGAGGGCGGAGAAATAAAACTGTTAAATGATGATGAAATCATCGCAACGGTTCCAGACCCAGAAGCAATTCTGCATCAATTTTAATAACCATGGAGAACGACCATGCCTGAGCATAAACTAAATATGAACGCAGCCGAAGAAACAGTACCTTTAGACGATACTGGCCCTGAGGTAGACGTAGATATAGATGACGGTGAAGCTTTACCTATTGATCCGCAACAACCCGAAAAACCTATATTAGGGGACGAGGGAGCAGCGGAAGTAGTACCAGAGCCAGAGCCTGAACCAGAAGAAGCAAAAGCTGACGAGCACGAAGAATACAGTAAAAGTGTAAAGAAGCGTATCGATAAGCTTACTGCTAAACTAAGAGAAGCCGAAAGAAGAGAACAAGCCGCAACGCAGTACGCACAAAACGTAAAGAAAGAAAACGAAACATTAACGCAACAAAAAACTAATTTAGACAGCAACTACATCGTAGCTGAGGCCAATAGAATTTCAGCTGAAACCGAAGCAACGAAAAATCTTTTAAGAAAAGCTAACGAAGAAGCAGACATCGAAGCACAAACAAACGCACAACAAAAATTAGCAGCTCTTGCTGTTGAAGCTCAACGTGTACAAGCTTTAAACCAAGAGCGCACTGCACAAGCAGCGCAACCCCAACAGGTAACACAAGATATATTAACGGAGCCAGAACCACAGCCTCAACAGTATTCTGAACCAGATCCCAAAGCTCAAGCATGGGCGGAAGAGAATCCTTGGTTTGGAAATGATAAAGCTATGACCATGACTTCGTTTGCTTTTCACGAAGATTTGTTAGCGGAAGGGTTTGACCCAGCAAGCGATGAATATTATAGTGAGATAAATAACAGGATTCGGAAAGAGTTTCCTCATAAGTTTAACGAAGAAGAAACTCAAACGAGCCAACCCGCTCAGACGGTTGCACCCGCAAAGCGAAGTGCAAAACCAGGGCGCAAAACTGTGAGACTCACACCCTCACAGGTTGCAATAGCAAATAAATTGGGTGTGCCTTTAGAAGAGTACGCGAAATATGTTGAATAACGTGGAGCAACTAAATGACTGACAACAATAAAAAAGTAGACGAAAATCGTCAACCACGCGAAGCCCAGACTCGTGAGAAACAATCTGCGAGAAAACCATGGGCACCCCCATCTGCTTTGGACGCACCTACCCCACCTGAGGGTTACGTTCATCGTTGGGTAAGACTAGAAATTAGAGGACAAGACGATCGTAAGAACGTTATGTCTAAAATGAGAGAGGGATGGGAGCCTGTGAGAGCAGACGAATATCCTGACTTCGAGTCTCCAACAATTGATGAAGGTAAGTTTGAAGGCGTTATAGGTGTAGGCGGATTAATACTATGTAGGATTCCTATTGAAACTGTACAGGAAAGATCTGAATACTTTGCAAATAAAACGCAAAGCCAGATGGATGCTGTAGATAACGATATGATGAAAGATGGTACGCATCCAAGTATGTCTATAAGCAGACCAGAAAGACAGTCGCGCGTAACAATTGGTGGAACTCAAGGTTCGTCAAACAACTAAGAGTTCTTTATATTAATTCTTGTAAATTAGAGAAACGAATATGGCAAATGTAGATAAAGCCTTTGGGTTAAAACCTTATAAAGGTCTCAATGTCGGTTCAGCCGTTCAAGAAGCTAATAAATATAACATTAATCCATCAGGATATGGCACAAGCATCTTCCAAGGTGACTTGACTATATTCAACGGAGGATACATCGAAAGATCAGCAGCTAGTTCTGCTAATAACGTAGGTGTTTTATCCCATGTTTTTTATACAGCTACTGACGGAACTCCCACTTTTAAGAATTACTATCCAGCATCTACAACGGCACTTGGAAGCGGAGACATAGAAGCTTACATCTATGACGACCCTAATCAATTGTTTGTTGTCCAAGCGGATGGTGCTTCAACTATCGCAGCTGTCGGCAGAAATGCTGATACTGATGGTATTGGTGGTAGTACAACAACTGGCGTTGCTACTCGCGAGCTCGACTCTAGTACACTAGCAACAACTCAAGCACTACAGCTTAAAGTTGTGGGCGTAGTTCAAGATGATAAAAACGGAGACCTTTCAAGTAATAATGCGAACTTAGTTGTTCTCATTAATGAACATGCTTATAGAGGTCCTGTCGCTGGAACATAAGGAGTAAATTAGATGGCAATTTCTAGAGGACAATTAGTCAAAGAGTTACTTCCAGGTCTAAACGCGTTATTTGGTCTTGAGTACGATAGATATGAAAACGAACATGAAGAAATTTTTGACGTTGAAAATTCTGATCGTGCTTTTGAAGAAGAAGTAATGCTCACAGGCTTTGACCAAGCACCCGTTAAATCAGAAGGAGCTGGCGTAGCGTTTGATTCAGCCCAAGAGGCTTTCACGTCACGTTATACCCACGAAACCATAGCTTTAGCGTTTAGCATCACAGAAGAAGCGGTAGAGGATAATTTATATGACCGATTATCGGCCAGATACACTCGTGCGCTTGCAAGAAGTATGTCAAACACTAAACAAGTAAAAGCTGCAGCTGTATTGAATAATGCTTTCAATTCAAGCTTCCCTGGTGGCGATGGGAAAGAACTTTGCGCAACAGATCACCCAACTGTAGGTGGTCCTAACTTGAGCAATGAACTTTCGACATCTGCTGACCTAAGTGAAACTTCACTTGAACAAGCATTAATCGATATTGCAGCCTTCACTGACGAGCGTGGTTTGAAAGTAGCTCTACAAGGAACGAAATTAATCATTCCTAAAGAACTACAATTCGTAGCTGATAGAATATTGGAGACACCAGGCAGAGTTGCTACGTCTGATAATGATATTAACGCCATGAGAAACATGGGTATGATCCCTGAGGGTTATACAGTTAATCACTATCTGACTGACACCGATGCCTTCTTCATTAAGACTGATGCACCGAACGGTTTCAAAATGTTTAATCGTTCACCAATCAGAACTTCAATGGAAGCTGACTTCGATACGGGTAACGTTAGGTACAAAGCTAGAGAAAGATACAGCTTTGGATTCTCGGATCCA